AACTGGCGCCACTCGGCGGAGCTGCTGATCCTGGCGCCAACCCGGGAAGTTGCCGACAACTCGTTCAAGCCGGCCGCGGACATGGTCAGAGCGGATCCGGAACTGACGGACCTCCTGCATGTGCAGGACAACTTGAAGCAGATCACCCACCGGCTGACGATGGCGGTGCTGAAGGTGGTCTCCGCTGACGCTTCGTCTTCCGCCGGCAAGAAGGCGGCGTTCGTGCTGGTCGAGGAGCTGTGGCTCTTCGGGAAGAGGGCCAACGCAAGCGCGATGCTCCAGGAGGCGACGGGCGGCCTGATTTCGAGGCCTGAGGGCTTCGTTATCTACGTCACGACGCAGTCGGATACACCGCCGGCCGGCGTGTTCAAGGAAAAGCTCGATTATGCGCGGGCGGTCCGCGATGGAGAGATCGATGATCCGCGCTTCCTTCCGGTGCTCTACGAGTTCCCGGAGGCGATGATCAAGAGCAAGGCATACCAGAAGCCTGAGAACTTCTACGTGACGAACCCGAACATGGGGCGATCCGTCCGGAAGGAATGGCTTGAACGCAAACTGGCGGCGGTCCTGGGCGGGCGGGATGAGGAAGGCGACACGATCCAGACCTTCCTTGCCAAGCATCTGAACGTCGAGATCGGGATGAACCTGAGGGCGAACAGGTGGCCGGGCGCGGACCTTTGGGATGGGCGGGCGGACTCGAAGATCACGCTCGAATACCTGCTCGCGAACTGTGACGTCATTGTTCCGGGCCTGGATGGTGGCGGCCTCGATGACCTGTTCGGCCTTGCTGTCGTCGGGCGGCACCGGAAGACCCGCGATTGGCTCTGCTGGATGCACGCCTGGTGTCACGAGGGCGTGCTGAAAAGGCGTCAGTCGATCGCGACGAGGCTGCAGGACATGGCCGACGGCGGCGACCTGACGATCGTCGATGACGAGCTCGCGGACGTCTCGGAAATCGTCGCCATCATCGCGCAGATCAAGGAAGCTGAACTGCTCGCGTGCGTGGCGGTCGACCCGGCCGGCCTTGGCGAAATGGTCGAGGCGCTCGACGAGATCGGCGTCACGCAGGAGGAAGGGATGCTGATCGGCGTGCCTCAGGGCTACCAGCTGATGAACGCCATCAAGACGACGGAACGGAAGCTCGCAAACGGGACACTTCGCCACTCGGGCACCGGTCTCATGCAGTGGTGCGTCTCGAACCTGAAGATCGAACCAACGGCGACGGCTATCCGAGCCACCAAACAGAATGCCGGCGATGCAAAGATCGACCCGATCATGGCGCTCTTCAATGCGGTGACGGTCATGAGCCGGAACCCGGAGCCAAAACGCAAGCCGCAATACCAGATGCTGGTCGTCGGCTGACCAACCCGAAACCCTTTGATGAATGGAGGACGTCATGACAGTGACGCGCCGCGCATACTCGTTCCTGACGATCAAGACAGTGAACGAGGAAAAGCGGATCATCCGCGGTATCGCCACGACGCCGGCCGTCGATCGCGTCGGCGACATCGTCGAGCCGCTGGGCGTGAAGTTCACGAACCCGATGCCGTTCCTCTGGCAGCACGACGCGCGCAAGCCGATCGGCACCGTCAAGTTCGATCCGCCGACCAAGGACGGCATCACGTTCGAAGCCGAGCTCCCGGTGATGGATGAGCCGGGCACCCTCAAGGATCGCATCGATGAGGCTTGGCAGTCGATCAAGCTCGGTCTGGTCCGTGCCGTCTCGATCGGCTTCCGGGCCGTCGAATACAGCTTCATGGAAAACGGCGGCATTAAGTTCGCCGAATCCGAGGTCTACGAGCTTTCCGCCGTCACCATCCCGGCCCAACCGGAAGCGGTGATGACGAGCATCAAGAACATGGACGCGGCCGGTGTCGCGCTCATCAAGTCCTTCGACACGAACGCTCCTGCCGCGACCGGCACCATCGAGCGTCCAGCGAAGACCCCTCCCGGCGCTTCGGGAAAATCCCACAACCCCGTCAACCTGCGCCCCAAGGAGGGCATTGAAATGAAGACGATTGCCGAGCAGATCGCTGCTCTTGAGGCCTCGCGTCAGGCGAAGGCCGCCCGCATGGCGGAAGTCATGCAGAAGTCCATGGATGAAGGCCGCTCGACCGACCAGGCTGAGCAGGAAGAGTTCGACACGCTCGCCCAGGAAGTCGACGCGATCGATGCCGACCTCAAGCGGTTCCGGGCACTGGAAAAGTCCCAGGCCTCGAACGCAAAGCCGGTGGTCGCCAACCAAATCAAGACCTCGGCTGACGGCTCCGCTGCTCGCGGTGGTATCACGATCTCCAAGCCGGAGCCGGCAAAGGGGATCCGCTTCGCGCGGTACGCGAAGTGCCTTGCCATCTCCAGCAAGACGCAACAGCCGCTCGTCGCCGTGGCGGAAGGCTTCTATGGCAAGACTGACCCGGATTTGGTCGACATCGTCAAGGCGGCCGTCTCTGCCATGACCTCTGCCAATACCGACGCACTGATCGGCAACGAGGGCGACTTCGTCGAGTTCCTCCGCCCCATGACTATCCTCGGCCGCTTCGGTACCGGCAACATTCCGTCGCTGACGCAGATCCCGTTCCGGGTGCCGCTCATCACGGAAAACTCCGAGACCGAGGCCCAGTGGGTCGGCGAAGGCAAGGGCAAGCCGCTGACGAAGTTCACCGTCGGCCGCAACGAGATCAACCCTCTGAAGATCGCTGCCATCGCGGTCCAAACGATGGAGCTCATCCGCGACAGCTCGCCGTCCTCGGACGTCCTGCTCCGCAACTCCCTTGCAAAGGCGATCGCCAAGCGCTCCGACCTCTCCTTCGTCGATCCGGCCTCGGCGGCGGTGGCGAACGTCCGGCCCGCTTCCATTCTCAGCGGCGTGGCAGCGATCGGCAACAGCGCCGCGACCGGCGCCGATGCTGTCCGGGAAGACGTGCAGGCGATCATCGGTGCATTCGTGGCTGCGAACAACGCGCTCCAGTCTGGTGTCTGGCTCATGTCTGCGACCTACGCGCTGCGGCTCATGATGATGCTGAACCCGCTCGGACAGCGGGAATTCCCCGGCATCACCATGCAGGGCGGCACGTTCTTCGAGCTCCCCGTCATCGTGTCGAACTACCTGACCGACTACGTGGCCCTCGTGAACGCCGAAGACATCTACCTGGCGGATGAAGGCGGCGTCGATATCGCGATGTCGACCGAAGCCTCGCTGGAGATGGTGGATAATCCGACCCAGGACTCGGGCGCCGCCGATCCGGTGGAAACCAGCGTCGTGTCCATGTTCCAGACGAACAGCGTGGCCTTCCGCGCCGAGCGCACCATGAACTGGGCTCGCCGCCGCGCCAGCGCCGTCGCGTGGATGGACAACATCACCTGGGGCGACCCGGTAGCGCCGTAACGACCATCCAACCTGGCCGGCCGCGATGACTGCGGCCGGCTTCTCAACCGGAGGCCGACATGAAGAAGTCCCACTACATGACCCGTGCTCTGCGGGCCCAGGATCCGCGCTATTCGAGCATCCTCGGCAAGCTGGGCTATGAGCGGACGGACGTGCAGGCGGACGCTGCTGTCCCGGACATCGCCGCCCTTCGCGCCGAATACCACCAGGTGCTCGGAAAGCGCCCGTTCAACGGCTGGGACGCTGAAACCCTTGCTGCCAAGATCGCCGAAGCAAAGGGCTGACCCATGCGCCTTTTTGGCATGAACATCTTCGGCGAGCGCTCGGCCGTGAAAGCCATAGCGCCCGTTACACAGGGCCGTGGCGGTTGGTACCGCATTCTCGAATCCTTCCCGGGTGCGTGGCAGCAGAATGTCGAGGTCAAGTTCGACTCCGTTCTCTCAAACCACGCCGACTTTGCATGCCGCACCCTCATCGCCTCCGACATCGCAAAGCTGCGCATAAAGCTGGTGCAGAAGGATGGGGACGGCATCTGGAGCGAGGTCACCAATCCGGCCTATTCCCCCGTGCTGCGCAAGCCAAACGATTTTCAGAACCGCATCCAGTTCATGGAAGGCTGGGTCCTCTCGAAGCTCCAGCGCGGCAACGCCTACATCCTGAAGCAGCGGGACGGCCGCGGCGTGGTGAAGAAGCTCTACGTGCTCGACCCGAACCTCGTCACGCCGCTCGTGTCGGACGACGGCAGCGTTTTCTACCAGCTGAGCAAGGACCCGCTCGCCTCGATCGAGCAGAGCGTCATCGTACCGGCGCGCGAGATCATCCACGATCGGTTCAACTGCTTCTTCCATCCGCTGGTCGGCCTGTCGCCGATCTTCGCCGGCGGCCTCGCAGCAATGCAGGGCCTGGCCATCCAGAACGACAGCGCCCTGTTCTTCCAGAACGGTGCGCAGCCAGGCGGCATCCTGACCGCCCCAGGCGCCATCTCTGATGAGACGGCTGATCGCCTGAAGGCGCATTGGAACACGAACTTCTCCGGCAAGAACGCCGGCAAGGTCGCTGTTCTCGGCGACGGTCTGAAGTACGAAGGGATGAAGACGAAGGCAACTGATTCACAGCTCATCGAGCAGCTGAAGTGGTCGGGCGAGGTCGTTTGCTCGACCTACCACGTTCCGCCGTACAAGATCGGCCTCGGCCCTATGCCGACAAACAACAACGTCCAGAGCTTGAACGTCGAATACTATTCCCAGTGCCTGCAGGTGCTGATCGAGTCCATTGAGCTCTGCCTCGACGAGGGGCTCGGCACTGGCGAGACGGTCGGGACAGAGTTCGACACCGATAATCTTCTGCGGATGGACAGCGTCACCCAGATGGAAGTCCTCGATAAGTCAAAGGGCATTATGGCCCCGAACGAGCAGCGCAAGCGGCTTGATCTGAAGCCAAAGGCAGGCGGGGACAGCCCGATGCTGCAGCAGCAGAACTTCAGCCTTGAAGCGCTAGCGAAGCGCGACGCCCAGGCCGATCCGTTCGGGACGGCGCCGGCACCAGCAGCCGAGCCACCGAAGCCAGAGCCTGAGAAGCAATTCAACCCCGAGCGCGTCAAGGGTTTGTTCGCGGGGCGCCGCGATTTTGGAAAGGCCGCATAATGAACCTTCAAGAGGCGTTTGACGCCGGCTTC